CAAAAAATAATTTCACGTTTCGTAACACTTATTCAAAAAACATTTTTAAATTTGTCACACGCAAAAGATTGCGCCACTACTCAACCCGCAAAGAAGTGAGTACCGAGTTCATCAGATCAGCCGTAAATTCAGCCTCAATTAATAAAGCTGTTATCCAAGAAAAGCAGCTTAATTATATTCTCAACTCCAAACTTCAGGAAGATCGCTTTGATACTGAGTACCTAAAACAGTGGGCCGATAGAAAATGCCAGTCAGATGATGCCTTTTTAAACTGGGTTAAATCAATCTTCAAAACCGAGAACTTCCTGACATTTTTCAAATACCTTCGATTCCCCTTACCGTCAACAAAAATCATTCATAACAGGATTGAGCCTCAGTTAATGAGAGTGTTCAATGCTGAAGATGCCAATTTTACCTATGATGTAAAAGGCCGTGACTTTGCAGACTTTGAAGAAGATTTGGAAGTGAAGCGTTTTAACCGGAATATCTTTGACCGATTGCTTTACAAACATAATAGCCTGATTGTCGCAGACCTCGACCCGCTGACGCCTAATAAACCGTATCGCTATTTTATTGACATTACAGACGTTAAATCGCTGGAAGAAAAAGACGGGAAAGTAACCCGTATTGCTTTTAAAGGATGTGTTACGGAGACAGAGCCGGGAGAAGAAACGGAAGCCGAAACAGGATACATTTACATTGACTCGCAGGTTTACTCGTTTTACGATGACTCAATGGAATTAATTCGAGAGGTTGCGCATGATTTAGGATATTGCCCGGTACATTTCATTTCACCTAAAAAATACAACGATGACTGCGTTGTAAGAGAGTCTCTATTTACTTATGTTCGTGAAGAGATTGAAGAGTTCAACTTCATGAAAACCCTTCAGAGAATGACTGAGCCGAACGGAGCTATTCCTGTTGTTTCAAAGATTCAATCTACCAAAAAGAAAGAAGGCAGTGGCGGCCCGGAAGGCGAGCAGGATATCAATAAGATTATGGGGTCGGCAAAGTCAGATGTTTATAATCAAAATGTCAGTTTAGGAACTGGAGACCTTCAGCCTGGAACTATTCATGAGATACCGATAGACGCTATTCGTAGCGACGATGGATCAATTAACATGGATGCTGTTAAGAACTATTTGAATTTTCACTATATTCCTATTGAGGCGCTGGATTACCTGAACAGACGTATTCAGGAACTGGAGCGCTCAATTGTCAGCACGATAGTAGGTGACGTTCTGGAAAGCAGCGAAGCAAGCAAAAATCAGGATCAAATCGCTAAGTCAATTTCTATTCTGGAAAATACTTTGATGTCTTTTGCTGAATCCTTAAACAGGATCAGGAAATATTCAGATCGTGATATGCTTTGTTTGAAATACGGAAGCAAGTTGGTTAACGAGGTGTTCATTCATTATGGTACCGATTTCTTTTTGGACTCCCAAAGTAAACTATTCGAAGATTTAGGAAAAGCGCCAAATACTTTGGAGCGCAAAAATATCATAGTCAGGATCAGTCAAAACAGGTATAAGAATAATCAGGATCAGATGAGCAGGCAGAAACTTCTCTATGATTTGATGCCCTATGTTTCGGATATTGACTTTGACAAAGCGATTGCGCAACAGATAGTTAATCCTGTTAACAAAGAATATCAACTAAGATTTAACTATTGGATTGATCAATTTGAAGCATATTACGGAAATATTGTGCAATTTTACAAAGACATGGAAATATCAAAAGCTGAGAAGCTGGTATTGATAAATAATTTAATCACCGATTTGATTAATAAACAATTAATTGTAAAACAAAATGAACCGAGTAATTTGGCTTAAAACCGCACGGGTGTACGCTACGGACAGCGACATGACGGCGAAGGTGGAAAAATCCACAGTGAAATTAGAGGATGGAGATAACTGGAATAAATTCATCCGGTACGCTCCGTTAAAAGGTTACAAGAAAGATGAACCACCTTATGTTGAAAAGGTGATGGAAAAGAAAGAAGGCAAATGGGTTGTGATTGATCCGCAACCGTGGATTGACCAGCTCAATGAAGTATTGGCTATTAAACCAATGGCAAATGAAAAGATTGACTTCAAACTTTTGGCAGAGAAACAGGCCAATCAACTGAAAGAGGCGAATGCAAGTTTCAAAGCACTGGAAAAAAGACTGAAGGCGCTGGAGACAAAGCCAGTTGTTCAACCGAATATCGATGAGGTAACGGGGGCCGGTGGTCAAGGTGACACATTTGAGCCTGTTAGGATTATTGATCCTGCGACTGGGTTAAACAGTGTAACTCCTGTTGTTCCATTGAAACAACCAATAAAACGAACAGTAAAACGTAAATAGCCATGAAATAGAACAACCGGAAAAGAACCCGTGGCAGAGTGATTCAGGAAGTTAAACTGAAATACAAGGGAGTTGAAACAGGCAAAAGCAGATTTATTCATCATATTTTTTAAAATCCTAAAAGACTATGGAATTTACAACAGAATTTATTACAGAAATAGGACTTTCTGAAGATCAGGCAGCAAAGTTAAAAGAAGTAACTACTTCGCACGAAGCGGAGTTAAAACAGGCATGGGACGGCAAGGCAAACGAGAACGCCGAGAAGATTATCCAGGGAGCAGCCGACCGGGTGCAGTCAATCACAGGCATCCAAAGGGAACCAGCGCAAAAGTTAGGTGATTACCTTTCCTTTGCAAGTGAGAATTATTTCAAGGGTCAAAAATCGGCCCTTCAGCAAAAAGAACTCGAACTCGAAAAGAAGATCAAAGAAGGTGGAGGCGATCCGGTGCTGAAAGGTCAACTTGAAAAAGTGAGCGGTGAGCTGGACTTGTTGAAACAAAAAGAGGCGAAGTTTTCCGACTACGAAACGAATGATTACAAAAGTAAACTCGAAGCAACCCAACAGCAAATGACTGCAATGGAGTTAAAGGTAGCTTTTGCAAACGTCAAACCCGCTTTTCCTGACACGATTAATCAGTATGAAGCTAAAGCGAAATGGAAAGACTTTCAAGACGTCATTACGGCGGCCTATAACATCAAATTAAACGATGAAGGCGAAGCGATGGCAATTGATAAGACCAATGAATACAAGGTTGTAAAACTGTCTGATTTGGTCACCAATGACAAGAATATTTCTGAACTGGCAAAAGGTCGGCAGGCTGTCGGACTTGGATCAGGTTCAAAACCAAATATCAAAGTGGATGGAGTACCATTTGAGATTCCCGACAATGCAACACCAGAGGAACGCAACAAGGCAATAAAAGAATATTTGACCGTAACGCTTCAACTGGCAGCAACATCGAAGGAATATGCAACAAAATACTCCGAATTTAACACAAAACTACTGGAAAAGACTCCTAAAAAATAAGCATAAAACTTAAAAACATGGCTTATTTATCGAATACCGTTTTAAACGACTTTCAAGCACTCGAAGCCCAAAACGAAAAGTTAGAAGGCAATTATGGGATGCTTGACATGGTCAGGGATAGCACAGCGAGGGTTGACTATGTTCCGCCTTCCGTTGCTCAGGCCCTAAATACTGTTTCCGCTTCACGTCTTGCGAAATTGCCGGTAATGAAGGATCAAACTGTCACCGTTACCACAACCCCCGGTTTCTCAAACATCCCGGTGAACATTGGCGAAAGTGACACGTACTATTTCACCGCTTTTGACATTTTCTCAGGGTTCAGGCTTTATCCTGCCTCTTTTGAAAACAACCAAATTGACGGCGCATGGTGGAGGGATCAAATTACCCGCAACGTACTCAAAGCAATGGCAGTCGTAAAAGACGACATTGTAGAGACTGTACTTGAAGCCCGCAAATCAAGGCTTTTGAACTTTTGTACTCAGGTTTCTCAGGGTGATGGAACTTTTGTATTTGACGCCGGTAGCGATACTTTAGGTATCAACAAGGCAGCTCAAAAGGATACGATGTTTTCTTATCTGAACGAACTGATGAAAGCTAACCAATTGGCTGGTAATTACAGGATCGTAACAAGCCCGGGTGGTTTGTTGGTTTCTGAAACTGAAGGTTTCAAATATCAAACCCAACAGTCAAAGGATTTACTTTGGTCACAGAGTGCAATTCCTGCCGATCGCAGGTACGCTTCTAATCAACTTTCTCCCGGATCAGACAACTTCACTGGCTTCCTGATGCGCGATGGTGCAATGGGTATCTATGAAAACTGGCCGTGGGACTTCCGCACTGGTACTGTCGTAGCCAACAAAAAATGGTCAATCGCAGACGTCGAAATGCCTTACATCAAATCACGTCCTAACCTGTTTATAAATACCGAAGCTACTGAGGCTACATCCATTGTAAGCCCTACCACTGATTCAAATTTGATCATGACTCACTTTGAGGAAATGGCTATTTGGGATCGGTTCTATGTAGTTTATCGTTACAACTCTGATTTGGACACAAGGGTTAGCGATGTTGTGAAAATCAAAGGTTTAACCACTTAATACTGACAAAATGAAACATTATAAAGCTCTGGCTGATCAATCAGTAATTGAGGTTCCGGGGATACTTGATTCCGAGGCAATGATTAACGGAAACCCTACAACACTAACGGCAAATTATTCCGTGGTTGCTGCCGATAATGGTAAAACTTTTTTAATTGCAACCGACGCAAAGGTTATCACTCTGCCTGCAACGATTGCAGGATTCAAGTTGAGAGTAATCAACTTCGGAGCGGCTGGCAATAACATCGTAACTATTTCACCGGCTGCCGCTGATGGAATTTCTGGAACATTTAAACTTGCAGCTACTGTTGTCACCGATGCAGGGGTGGTAAATAAAGACATTATCAACACGAAGGCAACCGCCACTTGTGGGGATTATGTTGATCTTTTGGGATCAGGCGTTACAGGGACTAAAGCATGGTTGATCGTTGGATCAGCCGGTATTTGGGCCGTTGAAGGTTAATAAATTCCAATTATGGCAACTTTAGCTTTTGCAGAAGATTTTACGTCTGACATTCTGTTAGACTCCGATTTGTTGGGGGCTCCCGATTCTGGTTTATTCTGGAATCGGGGGGTTCACCCGATAGTGACTTTAGATAATTTACTCGCGATGTTACCAAGTTTGACCGCTACTTTTGCGGCTTATTCAGCTTCTGTCACTTACTCAAAGTTTGAGGCAAGTCGCAGACGGGCAGATGTGGTGACGTATCAAAATAAAATCTATCGGTCGCTATTGGACACGAACCTAAACCATGTACCCGGAGCGACAGGATCGGTGACGTATTGGCTGGAAACTACCCTACCAAGTTTGAAGGTAAAATCCTTTATTTGGTCGGTTGAAGATAATGTCACTTCTGCACTTTCGCTAAATCGCAAGCTGATTGAAAACCAGTATATCTACAATTTAGGATCAAAGCTAAACACACTCTCAAATGATTGGTCGGGTTGGGCCTTTGAGCCGAAAGGTTCAGATTACGTCAAAATCAGGATTAATCAAATGAGCTTGCAGGCGAATACTTCCAGTCCTGTTAATGTCTTTGTAATTAACCAGGGAGTTTTAAAAGCCACAATTGTACTGAATCCCAGCAATGGAATTCTAGCTTTTGAAGTGGCTCCCTATGTGATTTCCGGCAAAGGTCGCTTTATGTTCGTATTCGCTTCGCAAGATGTTTTTAGTGATGGTGCTTACAATGATCCTCTCAGATATGAAGGTTTTGTCTGTTATCCTGTTAATGGTATTGGTGACACAGCTGCAACGGCTGTTTATTCTGAAAACTACAATTCAAACGGTTTAAACTTCAATGTCTCTGCCTATCTGGATTCGAGTGTTTATCTTGATAATAACAAAGTTGATTTCGCTAAATTCTATCAGGCTCAATTTGAGTTGGATTTTATGAAGCTGACAACTACCAACGCAAACACCGAAAGCAATAGAGAGCAAAGAAACCTGAACAATGACCGGACATTGGCACTGTTGGCAACTGAGGCACTTAATAATGAGCTGAACACTGTGGCACGTAATTACCTGCACCAGAAAAAAGAGGCCATTGACGCGATTAACAAGACGTTTGACAAATATCTCCAAGTCCCGGTTGGATGGGATGTAACACAAACAGTAATATGAGCAAAGGAATCGACATATCAATTGATGCACTTGTAGCAGACTTCACCGCTTATCTGTGGACTTCAAATGTAAGAGGCTTTTACGGTCGGGTGTTCAGAAATGAACGCAACGGCAAAATTAGTCCTGAAATTTGGGTAACGCCAAACAATTACATCGAAGTTCTGAAAGATACTCAGAAAGACGCTCAATGCTTTTTTGATGTTCAACCTACCGTCTCAATGATAGCCGATATTTGTACCGCTGATGTCTGGCTTTGTTTTATGGTCAACCTGCAAAAGTTGTACCCTACGTTGACCCGTCAGGACGCAACAGAACAGGCTCACGAGGATATTAAAGACCTGTTGATGCAAAGCCAATTTGAGATTAAAGGACTGATATCCGGATCAACAGGATTTACAGGATACGATTGGGGAGAAGCGGCTCAGGCCGACATGTCGCCTCATTACCTTTTTAGATTTAATTTACAAGTAACTTACACAAATACATTATGACAACACTCAAGTATTCGGGTAATGGGGCGAGCAAAGCACTCCTTCAGGATGTGAAAGGCTTGATTATCCTTACCAAAAACACAACTCAAACCGTGGCAGCTGGCAAAACACTAGCCGCATGGACTGGGTTAATTGCGCCGGCAACCACCGCAGCGATTAAGGCAACTTACATCGACATTGCCAGGGGGTTTGAGACCAAAACAAAGGCAGCTGAGATGGTCACTGCCAATACGGGTTTTGAGGAAAAGACTAAAGATTTTCCACCTCAATTCGTCGCATACGGTCACCTTTCTTATGCCGACTATCAAACATGGTTCGGAGCCGACGGTCAGGAGTTCGATTTTATCCCCGTTCTCCAGGATGGGAAATTAGTTCACCCGCTTACTTCTGCTGGTTTGCAGATTGGTTTTTGCGGTCGTTTGATTATCACAAATTTCGACCTTCCAAAAGCAGGAGGAGCAGAAAAAGCAAAGTATGCTGAATTAACTGTCATGTTTGATGATGTCGATCAGATGAAGAACGCTGTAATCACTACACCTACATTCACTCGCAAGGAATTGGAAGCTGTTGTTCCGGTCGGTTTGAATATCGAAGTCATTACAGCTTATGAAAGTTCAGGCGGGACTGTTGTAGTTAAAGCCACTCATCGTGCTACTGGTTTGCCTTACGCTGGATTAAACACTACCTCTGAATGGGAGATGGTTTCTATCAGTGGTGACACTGGCGGGGCTGTTACAGTTGTTGGAGCAACGTCAGCAAGTTTGGGCATTTACACCTTAACAATATTGAATTCCGTCGCTAAGATGGCAGCTGACTTTGAAATCCAAGGGGTTAAAGTTGCGACCAATATTGTGTATCTTACCAACGTTCTTAACATACCTGTATAATGGCACAATTTGGCAAAGTGAGCGTAAGCAATAACCTTGACTGGGGAAAGTGGAGCTGGAAAGACTTTCTTTCTTTCTACGAATCTTCATTGAAGGGTCAGGTAACGGAAACACCCGAAGAAATAGCAAAAGTCCTGGGGGTGAAAATTCCTGTACAGAAACCAAAGCCGGAAACGGCTTAAACTTAAATAGGGTGTTACGAGAGATTGTAGCACCTTTTTTATTAACGATTAGAAAACAAAAAAATAAAATGGAAACGAAAAAACAAAGAATGGAGTCAGATGAATTAAAAGCGATTTCAAAAGAATTACAAAGAATTAATATGCTTTTAAGTGAAGCCCTTGAAAAATATCCAAAAGTACTTGAGCTTCATGAAAAAATGAGAATGATTGACGTTTCAAAATGAGCAGAATCCTTGACATGCAGAAAGCCTCTAATCAGTACATGGCCGCATTCAAAGACAATGTGATCCGTGTAATTGAGTCAAATGAGAAAATCATGATAAACATGAATAAATCTCAGATGTTAGGCTCTTTGGATGCAATGGATAAGCCACTGATTCACGCCCGTACAAAGTCGGCAAATTTGAGTAAGGCTTATGCACGGCGAACAGGTAAGAGCAAACCAAATCTGTACAATAGCGGCGATTTTCAGGCTGGAATGTTTCTGACTATGCCGACCGAAAAAGACTACATTATCAGTTCGGATGATCCAAAGGTGAACTTTCTGCAGGGGAATTACGGTTCTATTTTCGGGGTTAGTCCAAAAAACCAACCAGCCGCAAAAGAGGTGAATGACAAAGCGTTGATTGAAGATTATTTTAAAAACGTATTCAAATGATAGAAATCAATAAAATATATTGTTGCGATAATATGGAATTAATGGCAAAGATTCCAAACAATACTATTGATTTGATCTATTGTGATATTCTCTATGGAACTGGTAGAAAGTTTGCAGATTATCAGGACTTAAAACCAATACGAAATGAAATTAAAAGCCATTACACTCCTAGAATAAAAGAAATGCACCGTATTTTAAAAAATACAGGAAGTATTTATTTGCAAATGGATTACAAGATTTCACATTGGTTAAGGGTTATTTGTGAAGAAATAGGGCTTAATTTTAATAACGAAATAGTTTGGAGTTATGGGCTTGGAAATAATAATAAGAAACGAAATTGGCAGGATAAACACGATACTATTTTGTTTTTGTCAAAGACAGATAAGTATATTTGGAATGATATGCGTGGAAACGTAACACCACAAATGAAAGCTAAATATTGCCATAAAGACAGTGAGGGGTTTTATATGATGAGCTACGGTAAAAAATATTACCTGAAAGGAGGCAAAAGGATTGGTAATGTTTGGGATATTCCTAATCTATCAGCAACCGACAAAACAAGAGTTGGTTATGATACTCAAAAACCAAATGAACTAATTGAACAAATAATAAAATCAGGTTCAAACGAAGGCGATTTGGTCGCTGACTTTTATTTAGGATCAGGAACTACCGCAGAAGTATGCAAAGAATTAAGCCGAAATTTTATCGGGTGTGATATTAATCCAAAAGCAGTAGAGATAGCAGAAAACAGAATGTTAAATATGAAAAAATGTTAAAGCCGATCCACAAAATAACCCTCAAAGATGTGATACTTTTGGACGCCACTAAATCGGCCAATGTCCTTAAAAAACACTGGTTCATCCCGTTATTTTTGTGCAGGAAGGAATTGGAATCATTGGCTAAACAGATATTCGATTCAATCGGAGGCAAAACTGTTGATGATTTACAGGATCAATTCGACCGGTTGACAAGTTATCGCAGGTTACAACTACTGGAAGCCCTTTGGAAGGCCGTACAGATCGAATTTAAGTTAAAAGGCAGGATAGGTGCATGGAAGATCATCTTAGGCAAAGACTTCAAGGAAAGCCCTCAATTAGCTGAAGTATTGGCAGCGGTCGAGAAACACACCGGAATAAAACTTGAAGCGCCTGAAGATTTAAAGACGCTTTCGGATTACGTGCAACATAAGCTGGACAAGTTTGCCGAAATTTTTCCTGAAGAGGAAGAGGTAAAAGAAAGCACCCCGCTGATTGAGATATTTTACAGCGTCTTTAATTACATGGGTGAATCTTTTAACGATGAAATGTTGCTGATTGCTTTTGTAGCGATGAAGAAAATGGCAGAAAGTAAGATTTTGAAACAATCAAATATCGAAACAGATGAGTGAAGTAAATACGATTGCCAATATAGACGAGATTTATAAAGGGTTAACCAAAGTTGATGGAGGTTTAAATAATCTCTCCGCAACTTTTTTGAAAGTCATGAAAAATGTTGAGGACTTTGATAAAGTATCAAAAAATTTCACTCAAACGACAGAAAATTTAAACAAATCCCAACAGGCAACCAACGAAATACAGAAACAAAAAGACGCAGCAAACAAGGCACTGGCAGCCAGTGAACAGAAACTATTGACCTTTGATGCCGCAATCTATGAACAACTTCAACGAAACAACAAAGCATTAGCCGACAACAAGAAAGCTATTAACGATAAGATCAAGGCGAGTGAATCAGAAGAGGGATCATTAGTTAGGATGCGACAGAAGTTATCTGAATTAACCGCACAATACGACAAAACAGGCGCAAGGACAAAAGAAGCCGCAAAAGAGATAGATGCACTTAGCCGTGAAATTGGTAAGGCTGAAGCGGCTACAAATAGGCATCAGCGGGGAGTCGGTGGCTATGCCGACCAGTTAGGAAAATTACCCGGGCCAATCGGAGCGGCGGCCGCATCGGCGAGTGGGTTGGGGAAACAGCTTTGGGCATTAGTAATGAATCCTATTGTCGCTACTATTGCGGTGATTGTCGGAGCCCTCGCATTGCTTTACAAGGCATTTACAGCCACTGACAGCGGGGCGGTATCAATGGCAGGAGCTTTAAAGGCCGTTGGTAATGTTATGGATATACTTATTGACAGGTCGATGAGTATGTTTAAGGCACTTTTTTCACTTGTCACCTTTGACTGGGCGGGAATGATGAAGAATGGAAAAGATGCTTTTGGCGGTTTAGGAAAAGCAATCGGAGACGTAACGGAGGCAGGCAAAAAATATGCCACAGCGATGGATGATATTGACGACAGGGAAGTCGCAGCCGCCAATAGAATGACAAAATTAAGGGTTGATATTGAAACGCTTAAAAATAAGGCAGCAGCCGAAACGGGCAAAAAGAAAATGGATATGCTCGAGCAGGCAATGAATAAAGAAATTGAGTTAAATGGAATTGAAAAGGGATTTTTAAAAGAGAGGAATGATGTAGAGAATATGAATTTGGCCTCAAAGATGCAAAATGATAAATTAACGACAGCGCAAAAAGAGGCACAATTAGCACAATGGTTGTTAGTTGATGACAAAGAGTTGGAATCACTTAAACAAAAGGATTCTGCTTTTGCTGAATTTATGGATAAAAACGAAGGCGAATTTCAGACACTTCAAAAATCAAAAGCAGACGAACTAAACAAGGAGGCTGAATTACAAACAGGAACACGAAGGCTTCAAAAGGGATTGGCAACCGAAAGAGATGCTGAAAATAAAAAAGCTATTCAGGATGCAAAAGACAGACAGGCAAAACTATTGGAGGGAGTTGAAACAGCCGACATTAAAGAAAAGGTATTAATCAGCAAAAGACATACTGAAGGAATCACAGATGAAAAGGGGTATCAGGCTGAATTAATTGCACAAGAGGTAGTATTTCTGAACAAAAAACAAGCTCTCTATAAACCTGAATCGAAAGAATATCAGGATATAGAACTTCAGAAACAAGCCATTACAATTAAATCGCAGGATGATATTCTAAAAGCTATTGAAGAGCGGTTCAAACAGCAAAAAGCTATCGAAGAGCAGGGGACTAAAGACCTTGAAGATTTACTGAAAGGTCAAACAACAGCAGAAGAAAAGGCAGCGGACGAAGCAATTAAGACCGGTGAACAGTTGGTTAAAGACAAGCAAAAATTAGATGCCGATTATGCTAAGAGCAAAGCTGACAAAGACAAAAAAATCAAAGAAGCCGCAATTGATCTAGCTTTTGCGACAATGAATGCCGTATTTGACATTAATGCGAACAAACTGAGTGCAGAACTTTCCGATCTTGATAAGAAAAAAGAAAAGGATTTATCAAATAAGAATCTAACCGAAGCGCAAAAAGCAAGAATTGAAGCCGACTATCAGAAAAAGGCCAATGCAATAAAAGCCAAACAGGACAAAAACGATAAAGAACAAGCCCTGTTTAATATTGCAATGAATACAGCAGTTGCGGCGATTAAGGGACTAAGCGAAGGTGGTCCGTTGCTTATGGCTATTTATATCGCACTTGGATTAGTTCAGGCAGCGGTCGTAATGGCAAAACCTCTTCCGAAATACAAAGCCGGTACAATGAATGCTGAACGTGAAGGAATTTTCGGAGAAGCTGGACTTGAAGTCATGTTCCCAAAAGGAGGAGGCGCCATTTTTGCCGACAAGCCGACGTACTTTAAGGGAGATAAATTTCAAGGTGCACAAATTAAAACCCACATGGAAACCGAACGCATGATGTCAAT